GCAAGTTCGTCGGCCGTCGGGTCGAGCGGGTACGCCTGGTCGGATGCGTTGTTGGCGGCGAGGAAGTCGGCGACGTATTCCTCGGTGCGAGCCCGGTACTGCTTGGCGAGATTGTTGACAACCACATCCATCGCATTCGGGTCGGACCAGTCGATCGACTGGCGGGAGATGTTGACGTACCCGCCGAAGGTCAATGCGTTGACTGTCGTGGAGGTGATCGTCATCTTCTGCGAGTCGAGTTCGGTCTTCTCGTCAGCGGCGACACCGTTCGTGCCCTGCAAGTCCACGACCGTCGACTGCGTGATCTTCGAACGACGGAACGGCGATGTCACGATCGGTGTCGTCCCGAGGAAGTTGATGATCGGGCGACCACCGTTCACGAAGTCGATCAGGCCACCGACGAGGGGCGTCGGCAGCAGGCCGGGGATGTCGCTGGTCAGCTCGTGGGCGGCGGTGCGGTGGTAGATCTCCAACCGCTCGCGGGCGTCCTGATACTGCGAGGCCCTGCACAGGTCGGTGATGTAGGCGCCGGCCGAGCGGTACTCGATGTCGCCCATCTTGCCGGTCATGGTCTTCATCGTCGCGAACTCGCGATCGACATCTTCGACCTTGCGGAGCCCCTTGTAGGACGAACTCTTGGCGGTGGCGATCAGGTCGAGCTGCGAGGTGCGGGACTCGATGACCTTGCGGGCGTTCTCGAGCAGTTCGGTTTCGTTGTCGGTGAGGTCGCGCCCGTCATCTTGGGCTTGACCGACGATCTGGTTGATGAACGACGAGCGCTCCTCGATCTCGGTTTCGAGACGGGTCAGCATTGCGTCGGTGCGGGCGGTTGTCACGGTGTTCGCTCCTGAGTGAGAGAGTTGGGATTGCGTTCGGCCCTCTCGGCCAGCGGTGACCCTCTCGGTCAGCGAACCCCGCTACCGGGGCTAACCCTCTCGGTCAGCGACTCCTACGCCAGAACACCGGCGCGGCGTGATTGCACGTACTGTACCCACTCGTCAAGTCTCGGGGTGGATACCTGAATCTGCTCGACCTCGACCGGCTGGTCGGCGCTACGAACTGACAGCACGTCGGCGCCGATGTAGGCCGGGTCCTCCGTGAATCCGAGATGATCCACGAACGCCCGCTTGATGTAGCGGCGGTTCGGCGTCGAACGGTGATCGAGTTCCTGATCCGAGCCCTTGACGACGGCGAATCCGATCGACGGGAAGATCATCCCCTCGTCGGCGAGTGCCAGCGTCTCATCGCCGGCGAGCGTCTTGGCGATCTTCACGTCGGCGATCAAACCCTCGCGCGCGTCGGGATGGAAGGCGACGACCTTGCCGACCGTCGTCCCCTTGACATGCTCACGGTTCGCCATCACCTTGCCGTTGCGTGACTCAACCCCGTTGAACGCGCCACGGGCGATCGTCTCGGCATACAGCCGGCCCCGGTACATCGTGAGCGGCAACGTCGGATGCTCAAGCGTCGAGCGCTCGTAGGGCGCGGCGAGCACGGTGATCACACGATCAGGAAAGCTGATGTCGGTGACCGCCGACGAACGCATCTCTACGATGGGGCGAGGATCATCAGACATCGGTAACTCCGTTCGCGGCGAGCCTGGCGCTGTCGACTGCGGGTGCGGTGGCGAAGAACGTTCGCTCGAGCGAGCGGATCGTGTCGCCGGGATCGTCGCCGAGCGCGGCGAGCGCGGCCAGGCCGGTGTACGCGGCGACGCGCTCGGTCAACGGTGGGCGGGTGTATTCCTCGCGGTCGAGTTCGGCGTTCTGGCCGCGCGGCAACGCCCACCCGGACAGTGCTGTCATCACGGCGGTTGCCATCGGGCGCAGGATGGCGTGATCGTGGAAGTCATAGATGTCGTTCACGTTCTTGTAGACCATCGACTCGCCGGTCGGAATGCCGACGACCGCCGGGTTGCCGACCAGCATCGAAGCGATGCGGGCATCGGTGAACTGCGCGACCTCGACAAGCGCCATCTCCTGCGCGTTCAGTTGCAGCGTTTCGAGCTTGAGGCCCTTGTCCATGACGACCGGGAGACCGGCGTTGGCGGCGCGGGTGGTCGCCCACTGGTCAGCGATGACCTGCGCGTCGTCGGCGTTGATCTCTTGATCGGTGGTCAGCGTCATGTACGGCGGTGGGCTCGTCGTCATCGTGGACACGTAGCGGGCGAGCACACACGATGCCGTCATTCGGGCGCCCATCGCATCGAGCGGGCCGACTCCGCGGGCGTCGCCGATGGTCGACTTGTACCGGATATGGAGCACATCGTCGGTGATCTCCACCTTTCCGATGAAATACCGACGGATACTGCCGTCCATCTCCACGTTGACCATCGGCGGCGGCAGAACCCGCATGAACATCGGCCAGCCGCTACTGAAGTAGTCGGTGGCGTATACGAACGCTTCGCCGATGCCCTGGTAGTCCCAGAACAACTGCTTCGCGAACTCGGACCACGATGTGTAGACGCGGGGGTCGGGGTTGGTCATCCACGTCTCAGGGTCGACCACCGCGCCGCCGCGCGTCTTGTAGACCGGGAGCGTCGACAGGATCGAAGCGTTGCGATCCAGGCACATCCACGCCGTGTCGGCGAGGCAACTGACGGCGGGGTACCAGTTCGGTGTTGCCCATGTCGCCGGCCACCCGTTCCACCCGGACGGCTGAAGCATCGGCAGCGAGCGACCTTCAACGTCATCGGTGATCACCTCGAACCCGTCAGGGTCACCCGGTGTCCATGTCGTCGGGCCGACCGTGTTCGGCGGCGTGTCAACCGGATCGTTTGAGTTGGCGGTTACGTCGGTCGGAGTTGTAAGTCCGATCCACGACCAGAACGACATCAGTTACTTCCCCTTCTTAGACGGGGTAAGCGAATAGATGCGGGGCGCACGCGACTCGGATGGTACACCGCCGAGCGCAACTGTGACCGCCATTAGTGGCGTGATCTCCGTCGGAGAACGTAGCTCATCCCACGAGCTCGACCCGTTCGAGGATGCCTTTCGGCGCCCGTTGCGGACAGCCTTGTTCAGATCGCGGTCGTCCAGGTGGTGCAACATCGGCATCCCGTCGTCATCGAAACCCGCGGCGGCGATGAACGAACCGCACGCCGCGGCGGCGTCCTGCGCCGAGACTTCCTCGACCTTCACGCCCGCCTCTCGCAACTCGGCGATCAGCGACCGTTCAGCCGAGCCCGCACGCACACGCAGCGGGATGCGCTTCGACTTGTAGATCTCTGCCGCCCGATCGCACACCCACCAAGTTCCGGGCCGATGGTCAAGAGCCTCGACATGCAAGCGTCCGTCAGCTCGGCGACCCGCCAGCCCGAAACACGCGAACTGTGGACCGAACTCCAGAGGCGACACCGCGAGCGACCACGCATGATGAGTAACCGCCTTGCTGTCAGGGTCGGCCAGTTCCGCCCACCGTGGAATCTCGCAGCCCTCGCCTTCCGCGTCCTCGGGAATGCCGAGACGTTCACGGGCGAACTCGGCGGGCGACATCGCACGCTGCTCGGCGGCGATGTCCTCCACGTCGATCCGGATACCCATCGCCGGATTCGCACGCGCCCACGCCTCACGGTCAAGCGGATCGGTGCCCTTCGGGTTGCCCCATTCCACGAAGAAGAGCCGCGGATCGGAACCCTCCAGGGCACGCGCTCGCACGCGATGTAACACCGGGCTGTCAGTGTAGGGAGCGGACGACGTGTACCAGATCTGCGGATTGGGGCGCGCCGACATCGTGGGCAGCAGCGCGCCGATCGTGGCGTCCTCCAACATGAACGCCTCATCGAGGTACATCGTGTCGACCGAGAAACCTTTGCCGCTCGAGCGGGAGCGGGCGATGAACCGCAACCGGCACCCGTTCTTCAGCTCGATCGCCTGATCGCCGGCACCGACCCGGTACATGTGAACCTGATCGTCCAGCAGCGGGCAGCCCTTGATCAGATCGACCACCCGGCGGAAATGCTCGTAGCAGGTCTTGAACTCGTGGGCCGAGTGGACCTGCAGCCGCTCGCGCAACACGAACAGACCAGCAAGTTGGCGCGCCTCGAGGATCGAACCCTTCCCGTTCTGACGGCCAACGATGACGCCGACCTCACGCGCCGCCCACTGCTCAGATCCATCGGCCAGCCGCAGAGCATCGGTGAGGGTCGCCGCCTGCCAATCATCGAGCTCCAGCCCGGCGATCGCAGCGACATCAACGGCATCGTCAGCGAGAGGGTTTGGCCTTCCCAGCGGGAGCAGCCGCAGTGTCGGTTCGGCCCGCCCGTTCCGCACGTCGTGCGGCGAGAGCATCGTCAATCGTCACCCCTTTCGCCGGTCGAAGTTCGGTCAGTCGCTCGAGCACCGCCTGCAATCTGGCAGCAACCTGCGCCACCACGGCCGGCGGACAGTCATCCATCGCCGCCGCCAACGTGTCACGCATCGCCTCGAGCGTCGCAACCTCGTCATCAGACGAAGCAGCCTCTAGAACGCCCGCCACGCTTCACCCGCATCGTCGGTACCAACCTGACGGCTCTCGTGCCTCTCAGGGCAAACCAGAACCCTTTCAGGGCAGTTCAGGTTCCCCCGTTGGGCTTGTGGATAGAAACGGAGAG